ATCGGTATATCTGCTCCATCATCTAAAGTAATTTCACTATCTTTTCTTGACTTGGATGCTTTCTTCAAGTCATCCATCACACCTTCTGAGATAAATTCTCCAAACGATAAAATGGTTTGCTCCTGCTTTTTTACATCTGGTTTTTTCTTCTTCGTTGGTTGTTTTTTCAACCTTGCTTTTCTCTCTTTAAATTTCTTAGCATCCGCTGTGGTTAGAATATTTCCCTTAAAATCCTTGAAATTTTTATGTTTCGGATCTCTTTCGGATTTTGTTCTTACATCTTGCCAACCTTTAGGTGCTTTTTTATTATTTTTAAAAAATACTTCGGCATCTTTAGGATCTTCTATTCCACCACGTTCTTCTCTCTCCTTTGCCTCCGCATCCTCTTTTTCTTTTTTCTTCGCTGCGTCCTCTTCTTCTTTTTTCTTTTTCTCCGCGGCTTCTTTATCCTTCGTTTCTTTTTCTGCTCTGGCCTTCATTTCGGCATCACCAAATTTTTCCTGTTCTTTTCTTTTTTCCGCTTTTGCCTTTGTGTCCGCATCATCAGCGTCTTTTTGCATTTGATCTAGGTCTGGATCTCCAACTTTTTCTCTTCGTGCAAGTTCCTTTTCAGCATCCCTTGTCTTCATTAATTGTGGTTGTTGTTTAGTACCAACATTTTTCCAACCAGCAGGCGCTTTTCGTAGTTTTTCATCTTTGTTACTATTCTTGTAAGCTGCTTCAGCGTCACTTACATCTTCAATTCCACCACGTTCATCCTCAGCCTCTTGTTCCGCAGTGTCATATGCATTCTGTGCTGCAGTATTTTTTGGATCTTGTTTTTTCTGTAATTCTTTTCTTTTTTTCTCTATGTCCTCATTAGACATACCAGCTTTACTAGAACCAGGCGCTGCAATTTCAACAGTCTTATCTACAGTCTTACCTTTGGAATCATCCCATGTTTTTATTTTAACATAAACTCCAGCTTCTTTATTATCTTTCTTTTCTGCCTTAGTTTCTTTATACCCTTTAATTCCTTTTTTTATCTTCTTAAACAGTTTATATCCACCAAGTCCTAAACCTAGAAGACCCATTGCACCCGCAAATGCAGTAGCATATGGGCCCATCTCCGCTATATGTTGTTGTTCAGATTTAAACTGTTTAAATTTTTTCATTTTTTAAATGCTTTTACTGGTCTACCTTTTATAACAGTAACACCCCAACCATCGGGAGCTCTTCCTTTTTCTCTATAATATTTCATTGCCTGGGCCGGAGATTTAATACCAGTTTTCTTTTCTACATCTTTTCTTTGTGCGTATGCATCAAATTTATCACTTTGTCTTTGTCCATGATACTTATCCCCCACCTTTCCAGAAAATCGTTTTACTTGAGCTTTATCTCTTGCTTTTCTTGCAAGCTCAGGAGAAATTTCATTAATAGTACTTTCTTCTGTTGGTTCTTTTTCTGCCGAAGCTACGAAAGTATCTGCAACTTCTTGTTTTGGATGAGAAACAGTATTAAACATTGCTTGAGCAACTTCTGCCTTTTTTGTTTCCATAGCCGCCATAATTTTATTAGCTAATGCACCTTGAATAGCTTCTTTAACTCTTGCTCCATCACCTGAGATGGAATATTTTACAATATCTTCAGAATAGTTATTCATTTTTTAGTCCTTTTTTAATGTTTAATAGTATTTATATCAAGTTGGTTTTATGATGTTTCAGAGAGAACATTTTTCATTATATCATTCATCTCTTTTTTTAATATTACATCTTCTTTCATGAAACTACCTTTTTTTGGAACAAACGCTTCCTCTTCTTCTTCTGGAGGCGCTGCAGCAGCCTCAGCTTCAATCTGTCTATCTATCTGTTGAACTTCTTCATCAGTTTGTTTTAAAATTCTCTTTCTAATGTATTCTTTAGAGTAGAAAGTTCCAACAACTTCTTCAGCATAGTTCATGGCTTGTAGTGTATTCAATCTTTCATTCAACATTTCAGCTTCTTTAAGTTCTGCGAAATGTGAATCTGACTGCCACTCATAGAACAGATGAGGAGAAATTGCTCTCCAATCATTCAATGTAAGAACACCTTTTAGTATTAGTTGTTTTTCAAGACAAGCGTTAAACAAATGATTAAATCTATTTCTAAGTCTTTCAATGAATCTTGTAAACTTTACCTCATCTCTAGATATTTCTTGAGCTCTACCAAGAACAAATCCAGATTCAGATTCTAATCTTGATACAGGAACATTAAGAGATTTGTAAAGTTTTTTCTGAAAGTATTCAACATCGGCCAATTCACCAAGATTTTCTCCGCCTGGAAGTGTGGTAATTTCTGTTCCTCTACCGCCTTCTCTTCGTGGCAACCAGTAGTCTTCCAACATTGATTGATGTTTTCGGTCATCTCTAACTTCACCAGTTTGTGCATCATAGACTAGTTTATTTTTGTAACGAGTCATAATGTCTTTGAGATATTGTTCTGCTTTTTGTTTTGGAAGGTTACCAACATCAATGTAGAAGATTCTTCGTTCTGGTGCTCTTGATATACGATAAATGACTACTGAATCTTCAATCATTCGTAGTTGGTTAATAGGTTTGATTGCTTTATGAAGATATGAAAGAACCATTCTCTTATCTTCATTTAATAATCCTGAGTGACAGTATGCAATAGAATCGGGTGCAATTCTCATTACTTGACCACCCTTTTTACCATCCATACCATATTCATTAAATGCAAAGTATTCTTCAACTTTAGGCATCAAATTATTATCTGCATTTTTTTCTTTTTGAGGAAGAATTTGACGAACTTTCCTTATTTTTAAAGCATCAACAGGTCTAAGTTCTAAAATACCTCTTTTTGGATTTTCTTGATCTATTATGATGTGATAATACAATCTTCCATCAACATACCATTTTCGGAAAATATCAAATCCATCTTCGTTAAACTTCAACAGACCTAATATTTCTTTAAAATTTTCTCCTATTTTAGCTTTGATATCTGGTGAAATATTAACATTGGTAAGATTGAGGGATACTGGGGGCATTTCTCTGTCTGCAACAACTGCATCGTTTACTATATCGTCTATTGCAAGTTCTGCTTCTGGAAAGAGTGACATAGATCTATATCTTAGGATTAATTCTGCTTCATTCTTTGCAGAACCCTCCATGTCTAGATAGGTAGCATAAGCTCCGCCAGGAGTTCCTGCTACATCTATTGCACCATCTTCTGCTTGAGGGAGTGTAAAAGAAACGCGGTCTTGTTGTTCCTTTTCTTTTTGTGTTCTTCCTATTGTAAAACCAAATAATTCAACGGCCATATACTACTCCAAGAGATAGGGGCTGAGCGCCCCCGGCCCCTCGTTAGTTTAAGTTATAATATAAAATAATAAAAGTTTATGTAACTACTGTTCCATGTGTCCAGTAGTCATACGCAAATTCAACAGTAAATTCTTCAACAGCATCGTTGGTATCCCAAGCAAGATCAATTGCAGCAACATTAACTGGAAAAATATTTACAAAGTTATATTCTTCTAATGCTGTACCACCAGTTTTTCCAAACTGACTTACTACTGCTTGTCCGTATAAAGTACCATCTCCTGCACTTATCGTTGATACGTTACCTTCGTGAGTACCCATTCCAGTTATCCATCTTTCCATCGCATTTCTAATTAAAAAATCTTCATCATTTATTATGGTAACTGTCCAGTTCTCAAATGTTTTATTGCCCGGCACTTTAACTACTCTACCAAAATATGGAACTTCAACCACCGCAACTGAACTAGATGGAATTTGAGCAGCTTTACAAGAAAAAGTAAATTCAGAAGCATTAAGTCCTGCTACAGTTGCACCTGTCATTTGAACTTCAAATAAATTAGCTCTTGCACCTGCATTGTTTAATGCAGTACTTCTAAACTTATTGATTGAAAAAGGCATTTTTATTTCTCCCCGATGACAAAAATTGAAGATGTGATGGGGAAGTTTATTTTACAAGTGCTGCCTTCGCATGCCATCGTCTTCCCCCATCCTTTAGGTTATATATTATTTATACTACTTTTTATCCACCAACTACTTCTGCAAATTCAACTCCACTACGAACCGCAACAAAGTTTAATTGGATAAAGTTGATTGAACGATTTGGTTTAACAAAAATGTCACCCACAAATTCGTTACGATCAATTACATCACCAGTATTGTTTGATTCATTACAGACAACTTTAAAGTCTGTAATACCATCTCGACCTTGAACAGTTCTTAAAAATGGTTCTACTGCTCCAACAAATTGTGCTCTTGTGAATGCATCATTGTATTCAAATAGTTGAGATCTTGCAAATCTTGCAATAGCTTTTTCAAGAATTATAAAAAGTCTTCGTACATTAATTCTATCAAATGCAGATGGTTTTGCAAGGAGAGTTTTATCACCAAATAAAACAGTACCCTCACCCATAAATGTTACTACAGGATTGATATTATTTTTATAAAGTGTATCTCTTTCAGATTTTCTTGGATTAAAAGGAAGTTTTACAACATTTCTAAAATTTCCTCTGTTAAAACCAGCTGGAGAAAACCAAGCGTCTCTACTTGCTTCTGTAGCAGCAGTAACACCAGCAGTATCTCCATTGAGAGGAACATAACGATAAACATCGTTATACTTGTCGTATTGATATTTGTATCCAGAATCCATAACCACATAAGAAGAAGATCCTAGAGTATTCCTAAAAGCGACAACATCATCAACCTCACTTCCCTCATTATTGACTACATCAGCAAGTTCTGGTGAGATGAAAGCAACGATATCTTTTCTTTCCTCGGCTATTGAAATTATGTCTAGTGCAACAGTTGCGGAAGCCTCTCCAGCCATTAAAAGTCCAATGTCTACTTCTTCTGCATCTTGAAATTTTCTGAATGAAGTAATCTTATCTGCATCAGAGGGAGCTGAACCATCAACTCCACCAGACAAACTTGAAGTCTCTACCATTGAACCATCACCAGCACTTGATGCATATTCAGTAGTTGAATTTGCGACAGTTCCCCAAGCAACCACCGAAGCTCCAGCTGTCGTATAAGCATCACCTACTGCATTGTGATCCATCCACCAAACATATTCTGATCTACGATTGATAGAATCAACATAGTAAGCTGAAGTTCCATCTTCATTTCTTGCATTCTTTGCAACTG